TCGGCCTCTCCTTGCACAGCAGTCTTTGACCCATACAAAGTACCCATTGTAGGAAACTTCACGTTGTCCGCGGTGCCGTCAAGTTGGCTCGCTCCAATAATCGGGCCGTATCTTTTGGCTAAGTCCCTGACATATTGCGCCAGCTTAGCATACCTTTCAATGCCTGTGCCTGATTGCTTCTCGAAGCCCGCAACTTTCCAAATCTGGTCAATGAATATTATTTTGGGGTTGCACGCTTCAATTGCTGCTTCGATGTCGTGGACTGTCATCGTAGTATTATCCATCACCCTGATCTTGCCTACTCCCACCTTATCCTCAAAGAGTTTGACGCTTTTCTTAAGGTCTTTCATCACTTCTTCTCTAGTCCACCCGAGTGCTGCTTGGGTTTGCCTGAGCCTGATGCGACTAGCACTCTCCTCGTTGTTACACCACAACACGCAGTCCCCATCGTCTAGTTGGCTGGCAAAATGCACCGCTTGTGTGCATAAGAAAGTAGTCTTGCCCCCATCAGGCCGTGCTCCGACGATAATAAAGTCCCCTTTGCAAATTGGTCCCAGCATTAGCTGTAGTTCTGGTATTGACCAATTATATTTAGGTGCGTTCTTGAGGTCTTCCAACTGCTCAAGCAACTCAGAGTTAGAAAGGGACAGACTTTCAATATCCCACTCTACCCCTTTAACTTCCAAGTTGTATTCTCGTATCTGCTCCTTGACATCCTCCATAGTTGATCGGCCCGTGACCACACCGTAGGCTGTCTCTGAGATTTGGTTGGCCCAGTAGCGCGTGGCTATATTTTTCATAACCGCACTATCCTCGACTGGCTCCGCCGTGTTGAGGTGGTCGCAAAGCGCACCAATGACCGCAAATTTCTCGTCTGAAATTGAAGGGTGTTGCAGTGTCGTTGACCAGGATTTAAATTCTTTCCAGTCTACTTTGGTCTTATCCAAGTCACTGTAGTAAGAATTTAAGTCTTTATAAATATATCTTACATCTTCAGATAATCTCTCTTCCCTTATTAGGGAAGAGAATCTTCTATAGTTAGATATATTAGATAATAGAAGTAGTATATCAAGCTCCACGTCTTATTACCTCCAAAATGTCAGCGTTGTTCCGATAGTGTTTGGGTTCAGCTTTAACTAATATTATACCACACTCGACCGTGAGCGCAAGCCGCTCGTAAATCTGCTTGGCTTTGCCTACCACGATGTCAGAGTCATTGTCAAGCCAGACGTAAACACACCTTCCTTCTTTCCTCTTCCACCAGCTTGTCACTTGCTCAAATGAACCAGCAGATAGATTAGTTCCCATCAAAGGCAGTGCAGCACCGAACCTGCTACACCGCAAGGCACTACACAAGTCTTCCGTAATTATCAACAGGTCTGCGTTGTCTAGTTGACTAAATGGCACTTGTTGTTTCTCACCAAGGATAATCCACTTAGGAAAATCCTCTTTAAGTGGCCGCAAGGCAATGCCTGTTACCTCGCTGTCTCTTTTACGCAACGGGAGGGCCATCATTTTGCCATCCAAAAGTTTTACACCTAAGTCATTGTATTCACTGATGTTCAGTCCGTTTACAAACCAAAATCTACGAATGTCAAGTGGTATTTTTTCCCACTCTGGCATCTGCCATCTGTTGGAAACTGACCACTCGTCAAGCGGCGGGACACCCCAGGATTTAAACGGGTCTGATTGCTGCTTGCTGTTTGGCTTCACACTTCTGCGTTCTGTTGCTGTTGGAGAGTGTACACCCTTGCCCCCGCAGTGATGACAAAAGCCCACCACCTTGCCGTCATCTGTCCGCGTAAGATAAAATTTATCGTTCTGCCACCCCTCCTTGCAGTGGTGCAAGCGGACACTACCACTCTCTGGGAACTGGTCGGCGTACTCCGCCAAGTTAATCCAAGTCTTCAAGGTGGTCTACTCCTATGTATCCTTCCGCTAATTCTTCTAAGGTAGGAGATACCCCAGCGGATTCCAGGCACTCTGGGCATAAATCTTCCCAACAATTCTCTCGCTTTCTCCAGTAAGGAAACTGGATTTTCTTGTCACACGCTTTGCATCTCATTGTTTAGTTCCTCCGTACCCATCCGCCCACGTACACAGTGCGCGGAGTGTGTGGATAGCATCTTGCAGACGTTTGATCCTGGTAAACTCTACAACGTCGTCGAAGATATTCTCCGCAGTACCGTCGAAGTTTGCCTGTGGCATATACCGTACAAGCTCCTCTTCTAAGTAGTCTAAACAGCTAACATAGCCGTCGTGACCCGTTTGTATGACGAGAAATTTTGTATCATCGGTCATGCTGTTCTTGCGCCTCCTCTTCCTGCTGCTGTTGATAGTGAGCATCCTGGTCTAAGGCTTCGGTGTCCTCTTTCCACCGCTGCTTTGCCCAAGACAGGTAGCCTTGGTCTTCGCTCAACCACCGCTCGTAGTTTCGTTTGGCTCCACTCACGCGGGTTCCTCCTCGTTGTGGTAGATTGTAACAACGTGGCTAACACCCGCCGCGGTTTCAATCTTGATCTCGGTTGTCCAAAACGGAGGCGAGTCGCCCGCCCGCTCGATCATGTACGTCCGCTGCTTGACGGTCGTGACGTCGTGGATGCTCGTTGTTGCTGCTATTGGTAACATATTGTCACCTCCCCTGTTAGTTAAAATATTCGTAGGTTAATTTGATTAGCCCGTAAATTACCAGCAAAATCAAAATGTTAGCTATGAGTTCACTCAGCGCCATAACTCTCCTCGTCATCTGCTCGATAAATTTCTACGCCGACACCCTCGCCTGTGGTGCTGCGCTTTATTTTTACTACATGGGAGCCAACAGTAATCCAGCAAAAAGAATGTCCCGGCACTAGGGTGTAGTCGGTGCCGTCGTGGTACTCTGGATCATCAAGCACAAGGGCTTGATCAAATGTTATGTCGGCATAATCTAATGCCCTAGTACCCATATCTAGCCCACCTCTTTGAGTAATTTGCGAGCGCCTTTCGTGATCCCAAGTACCTTACCCGCGGCAAGAATCTTTCGCGCTGCTTTCTTTGGCGGATATGCCGGTTCAATAGGTCGAGAGTATCGCAGCACGGAGCGTAGCGGCGCACGATGAACACGTATGCCTTGCCCACTTACGCTGCTGTCTATCCATATTAAATGCGCGTACTTGCGCCCAAGTTTACAAATTAGCGCGGCCCTGAAGTGACCTTGCCGATCTGCGAACTGTACAACAAGCGGCGCTGCCATAGCGTGTATCATCGTTCCTTCTCCTTCTGCTTATATATAAGACGTTCGCGGGACGAAAGTGTCAGGGCGTGGGCTTAGTGTTGAACGATTGCTACTGATTTTGTAGCATTCGAGGCAGTGCCGGAACATAACCCACACTTAGAACACTGCGACTTGCGCCCGCCTTGTTCACTCGCAGGGCACAGAACCTCGGTGCGCTTATCTTGCACGGTGTCAGGCATCACACGAAAGTACCTATATCCGCGTTCGATTGCGGATTGCGCTTCCGCGTCAGTATCCACGGAAGCCATGACGATGGGCCGCCAAGCACTGGCGTCGTGTTGCTTATGCCATTGGTGAGAGTATCCCGTATGCCGCGTGGCGAATACTAGTAAGTTCTGCCAAACAAACACGGGCGCGGCCATTGGATCACCATAGCTACCGATGCGAACTGCCCCGGTACGGTGTTCTTTAATCAAGAGTCGCGCTTGCAATGGTGTAACTGGTGGGTAGTTCCCGCGGTGGTATGCCTTGTAAACTGATAGCGGTGCTTGATGAGTGGCGACGTAGCACGGACGTTCCTTATCCCAGGATTTAGTGTTTAGGTTGTAGACGCCACGGTACTTGCAGTCGCCACATATTGCAGCGTCGTCACCAGTTTTGATAGCTAGGTGGGGCGCGACATTCTTTAGCAAGATCCAAGTTTGCAGCATATCGCCTGTTTTTGCATTGTGGCTAACCTTATCCAAGCCCGTCATAACAACAATGATCGGTGTCTTGCCGTCCAACTGGCTGACACCGTCATAAAGAAGCACGCCATTATTAGTGCTCATCGTTCTTGCCTAGTGGGTGGTCCCACTAATTGCAGGATATCAAGGTAGTCCATAGCGCGTTGTGCTTGAGTGGCCGCGCTTGCGACGTAATCAGTATTATTATCAAGCGCCATGAGCCACGAAGCCACATATTGAGCATGATCTAAGCGCGTGCATGGGCTAACGCCTAAAGCCACACATAGCATAGTTGCGCCTATCTCCGCGGTAAGTTCCTCGAACCCTAGCGTGTGATCATTGTTGGGCATTTCTCTATGCATACGCGCAGGATGCCCAGTCCAATGTGTCAATTCATGTAAGAGCGTACCGTAATACGTTTCGGTTGCGCTTGAGCTTTCCGTGGCGGCGAATTGTTGCCGTAGTGGCATATTGATAAAATCATCTGAGCGGCGGTAATAAGCGCCACCGTGGGCATTGTCGCGGATATCCGCGCCTGTGTTGGTAACGTATTTATCTACGTCGCGTAGCACCGTCGTTTTATCCACGGTTGACACTACGGGCGCTGTCCACCCGTCTACTTGTGCGGCGGAAAATACGCTTGCACCTTTGAATAGGATACCTTTCACCTCGCCGCTATCCTTATCCTTTATTGGCATAGGCACCGAAATGTACCGCGCTTTTTCGCCTCTGCGAACTTGCGCATCTACAGAGTTCCATTGCCGATAGGTTGCCCAATAGGTGCTCCCAGAGAATCCCAATAGAAACGAGTTCAGGCCGCGGTACTTGCGGCGGGTTACTGCGTTAATGGGCGAGCCGCTCAATTCACTGAACGGTTTTACCCACTCGGCACCGTGTTCTTTAAGCAGTTGAATAAACTCTGCGGTGATCGCGCTTTTGATATCTCGTTTCATATGGTTTCCTTACGCCACGCTAGGATCGTGGCAGCATCGTTAATCTGATCAGCGTAGTTCCCGGGTCCGTGGATACATTTCGGGTTCTCAGGATACGCTTTCATTGCTATACGACAATCGCCAATGATGAACCGTAGTTGGGAGTTGGAAAGCTCCCAGAAGCGTTCATTCTCAAGGTATTTCGGTTTTACCGTCATCCCGTTGTATTTGTCAGTTTGTTCCATTTCTCAATACTCCAGTATTTGGCCGATTAGTTCGGGATTATCCAGCACTACACGGTAGTTGGCAAGCGCATCGTCGAACAGCGCCGACAGCGCCGACCCTTCATCAGTATCGCAGCCGTATTCGACGTGAGTATTAGTGCGGCTGCCCAGCGGATTATCGTCACCGTCAAGTAGATCGTAGTCGATCAAATCGCCATCGTGGAATGCAACAACAATGTGATCTACGTCCGGGTGTATGTCGTGGCAAGGCCACGACTGTTTGAACCGTCCTAAAGTCTCAGGCTCAATCGAGATGATTTTAAAATCTGTGGCTGTTGTCGTCGTCATTCTACATCACCCTCTAGGTAGTTTTCCCATTCTTCATAATCAACAGTCTCGTCAGTCTCGTCCCATACTGCATTTAGGAAATCGTCATCACTAGCGAATGAAAAACGGTACTCGCTATCAAATCTGAGAATTTCGCCATTCAGGCGGACGACTGTATCAAGTGTGCCGTCGTCCAAGATTTCTATATTTCGTTCTGCGTTGTGCATTGTGTTGTTCCTTTTTCTGTTATCTATATAGACGTTCAAAAGTATCAAAGTGTCAGGGGGGATATGTTGTGAGAGAGAGAGAGAGCGTTTATACGCTCTCTATCCCGTTCGCACGTTTTCTGATGGACAGCAGCAGCATCGGTACACCTTGTCCAAGAACTTCTTGGACTGATACCCGATCCATCCGCACTCTAAGCACTCTGCTTTGAGCTGTCTTGATTTTTCTTTAGGTGGTGGTGGTGTCAGTTCCGCGTGCGGGTAGTCGCCGAGTGCGTCTCGGATTGCTTCAAGCTTAGCCGTGAGAGCTTCGCCCGCTATGGTGCTAGTCATCTTACCTTCAAGACCTACGGCCACGGCTATTTTGCGAAACGGAGCTTTGTGGCCGTGTTTGCAATCCAAGGTCGCATGCACTAGCTCGTGCGTCAGGACGTCCAACACGGTAATCGTGTCAGCTTGCACGGGCGAGATAAAAATCTCGTTCACACTGTCCGCACTACGCGATCTCGGCCAGCACTCGCCGATTGCCATTTTCTTTGCGCTGGTAGCTCCTTTGGACGGCCACCCACAAGTAAGTTTGACGTCATCCGGCACGGTGTAACCCGCTGGCCCGAATACGTCAGCGGCCAAGCTTTTCGTGGCCGCTCCAAGATATTCTTCCCGGTTCATAATCATTTTAGTCTCATCA